CAAGAACTTTAGCTCTGGTTAATTCTTTAATACTCATTTAGATGAACCTTCGTTTAATACTTCGTCAATATTCTTGTCTACTTCATCCCGAACATGCGCCCACATTTGACCAAGCGCAAGTTCCGATCCCTCAAGCTGAGTGGGGATATCCATATCAGTATCAATGTCATGTATCTCACAATCAATACGTGCGTACTGATTAGTATCTAGGGGGCCAACTCTGAAAGTAAACCCTAATTTCAATCCAACTTTAGCCATTCTATTCTCCTTAATTCCAATCTATATAATCATTAATTGTAACAGGTTTTGGTAACTCTGTCAACGAGAACTCCTTCGGAGGCCAAGTATACTTAGTAGCCCAAGAGGGGGAACACAATTCAATATCGACTTCTAACGGAATACCTAACGAATTCTGTTGTAATAAATCCTGTATTCGTAGTGGTACTTCCTTGAATTCATCCTTGTGTATCTCACATATAAGTTCATCATGAATCTGTACCAAAATATTACTTTTCTTAGTTGATAAATATTTGGCAACTTCAATCATACGTTCACTTAAAATGTCAGCGCTCGTTCCTTGCACTAAATAGTTTACCCCCTTATAAGCCAACTCTTTAGGTATAACATATAATCTCCCATATCTATTCTTTATCCAACCCCTACTACTGACCATACGCACAACTTTCTCGAAGAATTGACGAGAACCCTGTAAGCCCCTAAAATATTTCCGTTTATAATCAGACGCTTGTTGCATAGAAACACCAAGCTGTATTCCTAATTTCCTTGCACCAATACCATAAATTGTACCAAACGTAATTGCTTTTGCCATTTGACGATAATATTTATACTCGGAATCACCTTCCTCGACCCCAAACGCTAACCTAGCCGCCTCACCGTGAAAGTCCACCTTTTCTTTATTTAATAAGGCATCAATCTCTGGGTTACGGAAGTAATCTAGAAATACCCGTACTTCCATTTGAGAATAATCAAATCCCATTAAAGAGTGATCGGGGCGAGGGATAAACAATCTTCGGATGGAAATTTGTGATTGATCTTTACTATCGTATGACTCATCTCCAATGAATCCCCACGTATCAATAACCTCGTCAGATAACCCTGCGTTAAACACGCCTCCTTTAGCCGCAACCGACGCAGAGATACGACCCCGTACTGTCTCCCTTTCTTCACTCGTCAAGGGCTTGTCAGAGAGACGAAAATGAGTACGGGGTAAATTCTGAAGATTAGGGTCTCTGGAGGACAGTCTACCTGTTAATGTTCCCCAATTACAAAAGGATGTATGTACAGTATCAATGTCAAAATATGGTTCTAGATAAGTGGCTCTTACTTTATCTAATGTTCTATATTGCCTCATGTATCCCGCTACCGGATGATTGACTTGGGCTAGGGCTTCCTCCCCCCACGAAACGTTTCCCTTAGCCGTTTTAACGATAGGCTCGATGCCTAACTCTTTTAAAGCTTCCCCCACTTGTGCAGGACTAGTAATTAAAAACTCGTGTCCTACGGTTTCAAAGATACGTTTTTTAATCTGATCTTGCCTCTGTAAAATTTTCTCTGCCGCCTGTATTGCATACTGACTATCAACAGGTATCCCCCGCTTCTCCATTGCATATAATACATGAGTAAGTTCTTTTTCAAGTTCAAAAATCTTCGTTTGATTAGTACGTTCAAGTTCTTTAAAGCGATCTTGATATAGTTTCCACGTATACTCGACATCTTTCTCACAATAAGGGCCTAGAATAGTTGGAGGTGCTTGAGAAAAATCTTTGTTCCATTTGTTCTTGCGGAGTATTTTCTTCGTTGTTATATCATACTCTGCCGCTTCTTCACCGTAACTTCGTTTAATTGTAGCCGTAAGAGAAAATTCTCTAACGTCCGCAGGTTCTGTAAGCCGTACTAATACAATTACATCAATAAGTTCTTTGTCAGTAGTCTGTAAGCCATCTTTTTCTAGAAAATGTAAATCAAATTTTATATTGTATCCTATAAGGGTAGAACGTTCGTTCATAACTTCCATTAGTTGGAACAATTGTGGAGGGTGTAAATTCACAGATTCGAGAGAGGGGTAGTGCCTAAACGGGAAATAGTACGTATCTCCAGTTTCAACAGCTACCCCAATCCCACAAATCTGATTTTTACCTTGCCACTCCAGACCATTAGTTTCTACGTCCACAACCCACGTTGCGTACTCTTTTAAGTCTGAAAGAACTGACTCATATGTGTCTGGAGTAACTAACATTTAGTTGAAAAGGTCGTCATCCAACGATGTGATTTCGTCAGTTTCCAAAGACACACCTTGACTAGATGTCGTTGTTGGGGTAACTTGTCCATACCGATCTTTGTAATAGTCTTTAATACCAGTAAGATCGGGGATTGAAGCTAGCCTGTCCGCAGGTACGTCTGTGTTCCTCGCTGTTGCTGTTAGTGTGTATGACGTATCGTACATCCCTGTACCTGTACGCTTTACTCTAACAACTCCTTTATGCAAGGAACCCCAATCATTGTAGATATCTACAAGTTGATTCCATATATAATTACTACGACCAAAACCTAACGGAATTACTTTAAAGTCATTCACATGTTGAACGAACATCTTCTTACCTTGAGGCCCCTCAACCTCGTCCCAATCATCGAAGCGCTTTTCTGTATGCATAATATCATGCACATATGCCCAAAATGCAAACTTGTGTGATGCACGAACATTATCTGGAACTTCTGATGTATCTACATCATCATCTTTCAAAAGATTAATCCACCGATTACCGGAGCGGTAAGTGTAGAGATGTACTTCATCAAGAAGAAGGTCGTCCTCATCCCCAGAAGCAACTGGTGTAAGGAACGCTTGATCACCATCTTTGAAAAAGATTTCTTGACCAGCAGTTTGTGACTGTGGGTTGGCTCGTTCATCAACCCTGTTTTGTATAGCGGATATACCACCCATATTTATACTCCCTTAGTCTTTACCAAAAGACTCGATTATCAATTACTTGTTTAAGTAATGTTTGTTGACGTATCTCTTGTACGTCTTTTACCTGTTCAGGTAACTCTATCCATGATAACATACAACTGTCCTTCATGCAACTACTAATTTTGTTCATTGCTTTTTGACCCGCATCATCATTATCTAAGCATAACACAATTTCTTCGGGGTGTAATGCTTTTAATCTATTTTGTTGTGCGTAAGAAAAAGAAGCCCCTAATAAAGCAACACTTGTGTATCCGTTCTGGTTTAACCACATCGTATCTAAAGCTCCCTCTGTAATACAGATGGTCTGCGTTGATTGTATCTTATGCTCCCCAAATAAAAGTTGAGACTTTCTCAAACCCTTAGAATACATATACTTGGGAGTCGCATCAATCCTCCGCTCCATCCATCCCACCAAGCGTTGTTTGACATCATACACGGGGATAATTAAATCTCCATATTCATTCATGCCGCAATCCCAAGCTTTTAGAGTTTTACGGGAAAACCCTCTATCGAAAATCCACTCAGGAACTATCTGACGCTTACCGGGGTATTCAACTTCACTAAGTTCGTCCTCACTTGGAAATTCGTTCTCAAAGAAATCAAAATCAAATTCAACCTCATTATTTGCAATATTCTGTTGTACCTTTTGTATATCTTGGCCTGTAAGCCTTGAAAGAAAGGTAACTAGTGAACCCTGCCCACATCCCGCGAAACATATCCATTTACCCAATGTTACATTAATTGAACATGAGGGTAATTCATCTATATGAAAAGGACAAGAAATATTAAATTGGTCACATTCTAAAGGAACATCTATCCCTGAATCCAATAATAAATTAGACCAATTAGCCACTATTACAAACTTTCCCGCTTTACCTTTGAGGCACGTAGAAACAATACAATATCACTTGAGTATCCATTAATATCTACTACCCGTCCACGCTTTATATCTCCAATAGTAATGGCTACTTTTGGTTTCCCCGGCCCCTTAGAAGTACTCTGTTTTACAACAATACTATCTGAATTTTTAAATATATCAAACAAACCCATTATAATTACTCCTTATTAAAAGTCGTCGTCGTCGATAAGTGAGAACTCATCATCTTCATAAATAATACCACAATCTACGTCCCAATGCAAGTAAAGTTCCTCAGTAGGTAAAACTCCATCACGATACTTTTGAATCTGCATCATACGAATATCATCATGATCCTCAATTAAACACATTGCCATTGCCACATCAGCGGCTCGTATAAGAGCATCCCCAAAAGCTACTTGATCGGCTCTGGGGGGTTCAAACATATTAGCGGCCTCTCGTGTGGCTTGAGTGGAGACCCAAATAGCTGTGTTTGTTGCAAGACAAAGATTTTTCATACCATAGAAGAGAGCGTGGGATTGTTCCCACATTGCTTTTTTACCATCTCCTGATGAAATTAGATAGATTCCATCTAAAACTACAAAGTCAGGTTTGTGTTTTCGTATCAATCTAGCGATATGATCTATCGAAATCGTAGACTCCCCCTCAATATGGTCACAAACTAATAACGATCTACCATTCAATTCCTGCAAAAATTTCTTATAGGCGGTTTCGTCAATTGGGTCACCATTACGTAACGCTCGATGTGAAAATTTATACCCCATTTTAGTAGCTAACACTACATCTGCCCTAAGACTAATAGACGCAACAGGCATTTCTGTGGAGACTAACAATGTTTTATAACCATTCATAACGGCAGTAGCGGCAGCTTCTACACACATCCACGTTTTACCTACCGTAGGTCTAGCAAACATCGCAATTAACTCTCCGGGCATCCACCCTACTCCTGTACTATTGAATGATTTAAAGGGGGTGGTAATCCCCATAATACCATCACCCATTTGTCTTTTCTTAGTACGCTCTCGCCATGAGTCTAACCGGTCAAAAGTTCCATCATTATATATTGATACATCTTCATCTGTTTCAACTTCTACATCACTTAGGTTAGTCATAATAGAGGCAAGGGCTTTCGTAGGATTTTCTTTTAAAAGTTCCTTTTGGGACTGAATAGACCCCACAATCTTACGATAAACTACCTGATCTTTAAATTGGTCTACTGCATAATCAAAATTAAGCATCTGTGCCGAATCATCTAACGTAGGATAATTTTCTGATAAGGTCGCCGTGGAGGGGGTTTCTTTATATTGATCTACGTAATCAATAATAAAAGATAATACTTCCCCATGCTTCGCAAAATCTTTTCCGGTATATCGAAAATTTTTCAAGTTCGTGGGGTCTGTTAGATTAAACAGAACACCGGATTCTATGTATTCAAAACTCTGCATCTTTACCTCGCTCTATAAATCACTCTTGGGCCGCTACCGTGAATGTAGCATACCACACCATCTACCGCTTTGTCATCAGCAAC